GTAGATACAAAAGCTACAGCTTATATCAGAAGATTAAAAGCAGGTCATGTAGATCCTAAATGGTATCCTAAAGCTGCTGATTTAAGACAGCAGTTTCTTTATAAAGAACTTTTCAAGAAAGAAACAATGTTGTTATATTGCTCACCGAAAGATGTCTATACAACAGATCTTGAAGGGCGAAGTGGTTATTTAGAAGAATTACTAAATGGCTTTAGAACAATAGAACATATACTTAAGATAGCAAAAACTAAGGAAGACATTGTTAGAATGTATCCTTTGACACTCGACAATTTCAGATGGAAAGGTTCACCTGATGCTGCTGAATTTGCAAAAGATATATGGTCAAAGGCTTTCAAATAAGCTATAAGAAATTATGCAACGATTTGGAAGTATTATTAAACAAATAAATAGGAAAAACAATATGGATGTAGAACAATTCGAATGCTCTCATAAAATGTCTTTCGCATCAAAAGAAGGTAATGGCAAATATAGTATTTACGTTACCAAAGATGATGTTACTGATATGACAATTTATGGTGAAGCAATAGGTGCTGAAGGCTGGGGAAAAGGTGCAAGATTAAAAATCATGGCACAACCAGCTAGACAAAGTAAAAATGGTAAGTGGTATCAAACTGCTAAGTCTGTTGAATTATTAGGTGGTGAAGTAAATACTTCAGTTCCTGTACCAACAGCTAGTGCTGCTAAACCAATGACTCAAGATAAAGATGCTCAATGGAAAGAAAAGTATAGATTAACAATGAGTAATCTTATGGCATCTGCACTTGCAAATAGTACTGGTGCAGCAGGTATTGATTTTGATGCAATTGATAAAATTGTCAGAAAAATACTTAGTGCTAAACTTAACGAAATGGATGATGACTTACCAAAGGATCCTCCATTTTAACCGATTTCTTGTGCACTCCCTACGAATCATAAACGCACAGGATGGCTAGGTGGGTGCATAGACCTGCCTAGTTATAACTTAAGGAATATATGATAGAATTATTAATGCTATTAATAGCACCAACAGAAATCAATCCACAAAAAATAGGAATCAAATATCTTTTAAAAGAAAAATTTGTTGATTACCAAACTTGTGAAGAATATGTTGTTAAAAATACATACACTAAACCAGGAGAACAAGAATTTGAAGGAGTATTTTATAAAATTGATACTAAAGAATATAAAGTATTCCTCACTTATTGTAAAAAAACAGATGATAAATAAAATTCTACTTTGGCTTCAACGCACATCAGGGAAAATTAATTCCTGGGCTTGGACTAAATGGAGTCAAAGGAATCGTAAATGACAATTAAAATAAGAAAACTAATAGTTAGATTAAGAATGTGGTATGCTGATATAAGAGGTCATCATGGTATGCGTTGGAATTACGAATCCTCAGAACATTATATGGGAAGACATAGAAAAAAAAAGAAATGGATTACAAACTTTTTAAATTGTTACAAGAAATGGCATATGTTGACACTTTCGGACAAGATAAAAAGATTAAAGAAATGTATAAAGAATATTTAAGAAAGGAGAAAGAAAATGATAACAGAAGAAAGATTAGAAAAGGCATTACATTACTTATCTGAAACAGATGAAGATAGTGCAAAAGCTAGTGCTACTGTTAAGTACTTAGATAGATTACTTAAGAGAAAGAAAGCATTATATATTACTGGAGAGAAAGAGTTAAAATCTATATCTGCTAAAGAGCAGGGATTTTATGCTTCAGATATTTATAATAGTGCAGTAGATGAATTGTTTGAAGCTGAAGTAACAGCAAGTACATTAGAAAATAAAAGAGATAAAGAAGGTCTTATCATAGATCTCTTTAGAACTTTAGAAGCTAGTAGACGTAAACATAATATATGATTTATAAGTTTAAAGTATGGGTTTGGACACCAATGGTAACAGAGATATTCATTAATTCAGATAATGATGAAGACGCTGCTAAGGTTTTCAAATCCGTAGACTTAAACAATTTTAATTGGCAACGTGAAGGGATGCTGCATAATCGTACCACTTACGAAGTAATTAAAGATGGCTCTAAGATTAAAGACGGCACTCACTCAACAGGATCACAAAAGCTCGGAGATTAGATTATGGTATGCTGTATTAGCTCAAGCTATTACAGATGCTTCATATCTTGGTATTCGTAAGTCTTATGTAGATTGTAAGAGACAAGCGATTGAATGGTTGCAAAGTAATTCACCAGATTTCAAAATGGTTTGTACTTATGCTGATTTAGAATCAGATTATGTTAAACGTAAATTTGATATTGCATTTACAACTAATAAGTTTAATGTAACAGCTATTCAAAGTAAAATTATGAATGATAGAAGAACTCCAGCACAGATAAAATATGAAAAGAAAAACTTTAAACTCAGATTCTAGTTACAATAAACAAGTAGGAGGATCTCATTATTTAAAATATAAGATTCAACCTAGTAAGTTTGTTATAGAGAATAAGTTATTATTTCCTGAAGCATCAGTTATTAAATATATGGTTAGACACCAAGATAAAGATGGTAAGAAAGATTTACTTAAAGCTATTCACTTCATTGAAATGATAATTGAAAGAGATTACAAATTAATACCTATGACAGAAGAAGAAGAATACCGAAATGCAGATATTACTAAGGAAGAAGCCGAAAAAACTTACCCTCCAAAAAATTCTTGGGGAATGATTAAACCACCAGAAACTTCAAGTAAAGACTGGGTTGATGGTTATAAAAAATGGAAAAAAACAGATGAGCCACTTTAGTAATCTTAATCAAGATAACAAAGAGTTAAAAATCTATAGACCATTTGGTCCATCTATTGCTCATTGTAAATTACCTAAAGAACTTATTGATGATTTTAATAATGACTGTGAACATATCATGGATCATAAAGAAAAGAAAAAGACTCATGATTTTTCTGATGATCTTGTAGGTAATGTTAAACAAGAATTACTTATAAGTCCTAAAGTCTTTACTAAATGGGCACCGTATTTTCAAAAACTTATGACTGCTTATGTAAGTTCTCATACAGAAAATGTAGATGAATTACAAAGAATTAAATTTAGATCTGCTTGGTATGTAAGAACCTTTAATGGTGATTTTAATCCAGCTCATTATCATACAAACTGTCATATGTCTTGTGTTGGATATTTATCTTTACCTGAAGGTATCGAAAAAGAATGGGAACAAGAAAATAAAGATCATTATCCTTCAGCAGGAAACATTGAAATGCAGTATGGACAAGTCCAATTGTTTTCAATTAATACAGTAAGAATGAGACCCAAGGTTGGAGATTATTATATCTTTCCTTGGTGGATGTATCATATGGTTTATCCTTTTAGAACAAAAGGAGAACGTAGATCTTTTAGTTTTAATGTATATGGTGAACCTAAAGAACTACCTCAAGATAAACCTAAAATTATAATCTAATTAGATAAAGGATTAGTTGTACTAACTTTTAATTCTTCCATTTGAATTTTTAATAACTCAATTTCTTTTTCTAGTACTGCAAGATTTGTCATGTTATTAGAAATGAATTGTTTATTATCACCTATAAGTTTAGCAAGAGGTGTAATATCAGGTGCTGTCTGTTCAGACAGAGTATCTAACTTAGTAGTAATCTCACCATACTTAACAAAGCCTCCACCAATAGCTACAATCGCAGCTATCAATGCAGCGATTCCTGCAAGTTGATCTTTAATATTAAATTTACTTTTCTCTTTAGCCATTCTTTAACTCCCTTATTTCCATTAGTAATTTTTGTTTTCTTAAATTTAACTTATGTAATTTATTAGTTTTAATTCCAATCTTATCGTTAGCTGTATATTTAGAAAGAGATACATTATTATATATTAATCTATTATCTATGATGTTTAACTGTTTTAAGTATATATCTTTAGGTATATAAAAATTAATATTAGCATATGCTTCTAAAGACTCTTGATCGCTAGTCATAGCCTCTAACTTAATTAAGTTTTTAACTTGTAAATTTTTAGCAATGTCTTTTACTTGCTCATCAACTTTAGCCATTAGTTTTGTGATATTGGCTTTAACTTTTTTCGATTGTAATTTTTTTTGTTTGGTATCACTTTTTGCTGATACACTTTTTGTTGTAGTACTTGTGCTAGAGGATTTCTTTTCTTCAGTATTTTCTTCTTTTGCACTAGCTACTTTCTTTTGTTCTTTTTGTTTTTTCTTTTCCTGTTTTTCTTCTGTTTTAACTTCTGATTTTTTTTCTTCTTGTTTTTCTTCTTCTTCATTAACTGTCTCCGTCTTAGTAGTTGATTGTATAATTTGTTTTGCAATAGTAGTAGCTTTCTTTGCTGTTACAACTTTACTTGTTTGTATTACATTAGTAGTTGTTGCTGCAGGTGTAGAAGTAATTTGTGCTTTAGTTACTTTCGCACCTGTTTTAGTTTCAAACTTTTTAATAGCAGCTTTAACCTGAACTATTTTAGTAGTTGTTGGTAAGGGTGCTGCAGCAATAGTTTGAACAGTTGAAATAAGAGCTACTGCTTCTTCTTGAATTGCAACATTTATAGATTCTTCAATCTCAGTTGCATTAATAGCACTACTAACTTCTTGTAAAGCTGTTTGTGTTTCAACTTCTAAAACAACATTCTCATAAGTCATTGTTAGAGAAGCTCCTAATAAATTAGGTCCACCTAAACTTAATGGGTTAGGATCATTATCTATTCCAGTCCAAGTCCAATCAAATTGATTAGAACCACTCCCAGTATAAATAACCTGATCAAGATATTTTAAAGCATTAGAGTCGTAATATGCATCTGTATTTCTTATCTGATCTACAGAAGCAAGAGTGTTACCATCACTATCTAAAATTTTAATAGTAGTCTTATATGTATCTTGAGCACCACGTCTGTTTCCACATTCGTTAGCAGATCCATCCCATTCACAATTTTGAATAATAGTTGCACTATTTAAAGTAACACCATTATTTAATTTTTCTTGAGTAGTAGTATCTGAATTTGTAGTAATGTCTATCAAAGAACCAGTTGTATTAACTGTACCTGTTGCTGT